ATCCGTATTGGCCGTGGGTTGATTACCATCACCCCGGTCTCGGAAGCTGGGCTTGTTCCGGAAGAGGATGTCAAAAAGACATTCGAGAGCCAGCAGAAGATTATTGACAATCTTTCTGCAAAGAATGAGAATTTACAGAAGGAGAATGAAGAATTGAAAGCAAAGATAGCAGAACTTGAAACACACTTAGATGATAACAAAGATGTTGAAGATGCAGACTCTAAAGAAGTTGAGCAAACCGACACTAAAGAGGTTTCTGCCGAAGATGAAAAGGCAACCGTTGTTCAGGACGAGAAGAAAGTTTCTGCTTCGAAAGCGAAAAAATAAGGAATTGCCATGTTGATTGATGTGTCATATTTTGTAGAAGGCCCACGTCATATTCAAAACGCCTCAACATCAAAGACGGCCGGTGCCGATTCTTTAGCAGTAACCGGTCATATTGAAGCATATATTAAGGAGTTGCAGCCTGTTTTCCTCGAAGCCATGCTTGGGGAAAAAGAAGCAGGTTATGCAATGGATTACCTTGATTTGTCTGATGATGAAGAAAAAGAAGATACTGAGCCGTCTAAGTATGAAATCGTATGCAACAAACTGAAAGAGCCTTTTGCTGATTTCGTGCTGTTCCACATACTTCGTGATTCTTCATCGGAAGCTACAATAACCGGGAATGTCCGTCTGAAGTGTTCCAATGAGTACATCTCACCTGTCAATGCCCAGGTTATTGCATGGAACAGGATGGTTTCCGCCAATGTGAAGTTCATCCAGTGGGCGCGTGATGGTAATTGTCCGATTGACCTTGTCACACAGACTAACATGTTGATTAAGATTAACCAGTTCAATCTATGAAAGGTATCGTTGAGATTATTGGAGATGTAGTAAAGGAAATGAGTGGGAACCTTACAATCGTAATGCCTGCTGACATCGAGAATGACAGGTTTGAGGAAGTTAAGAATCCTGAACTGAACTACATATTTGGTTCGGCCCAGTATGTGAAGGATAAACTTGATGAATACAGCAAAGTACCTTCAACATCAGAACGTAAGTTCCCGCTTGTCGTACTGTTCTGTCCTGTTACAGAGAAGAGAGACAGTCCGGACTATTTAAGGGGGATAAAACGAAACGTATAAAAGTGGAGTGAGAGAGAAATCGGGGAAAGCGTTGATTTACAAAGGGTTTGAGGATAATGAACGAAATGAGAGGGAAAAACGAAACGTTACATTCGCTTTACATTTGCTTTACGTTTGGGCTCGATTTGAATGGTGTTTGAAGGGTATTTCTTTACATCGGGGCTGAGAATGTTATGTTTTGGGCTGTCCTGACGGCTGTATGGGACATTTCGTGGGCTTCTGGACGCGTATGGCTGCTCATGTGGGTGCTTTATCGTCTGGACATGGAAATGAACGCTGACGGGGCTTTAAACGGCTTGTTTGAGTGGTGGTTGAATGAGAGAGGGTGTGGCTTCGGTCATGCCTTTTATTTTGCTTGTTTCTTGCTTTTTATGCTTGTAAATTCTTCCAAATAGTTATTATTTGGTATATTTGCAAGCGAAAACGAACATTTTGAGAAACAGAAAGGAACAGTTATGACAAAGGTTATACACGTGCATTTGATACATGGGCGGAAGAACTACTACTTCGGCTCAATATCAGCGATTTATACGGTTTTGACAGAGGATGAGGTGGGTATAAAGAAAAGCTCGCTGCTGCACGCCGGACTGGCTGATGGAGGCGTTATACTCAATAAAAAGGCCCTGATCCAGCAGGGAGAGCTGATAAGAGGACCCAGGACGGACAAAGAGAAGAAATAAGGATGGTTTAAACGGCTAAAACGTTGATATATCGGCATTTGAACGGCTTGAACACTGATTTGAACAGTGGTCAAGCCGTTTTTGCGTTATGACGGCTCCTGAGAGGGGCGAAAAATGGCGTTTTTCGGGTTAGGGTGTGCAGTTGGGTGTGCATTTGGGTGTGCATGGAAAAACGAAATGTTCAGAGAGGGTGTGCATTTGGGTATTCACTTTTAACATGGAAAACAAGTGATTGACCCCCTATATAACTCCGAATAAATTGTGATTGATGTCATTTTCGGGCGTTTAGGGGGTGGGGATAATCCCACGTTTTGGCATGTTCTAAACCTTTGCGGAATGTCGGGAACGCCCTGTTTATCGGGGTTTTGGCTGCTTTGCTACCCTATTATACCTATGTGTGTGCGTGCGCGACGCGTTTTGCGGTGTGGAGCGTGTGCGTGATGCGTGTGACGTGAGTATCAGACGAGGCGGACGAGTCCAACGATGATGCTCAGGCTGCGTATATCGTCGCGTGGGAGAAGGAAAGGGTGATGAACACTGCTGTTTTCCGACACGCAGAGAATGCTGTCGGCATGATCTGCGCTTTCCTGCACTCGTTTGACGAGTACCCCCTGGCTCGTTTCGAGGACATAGACGGTACCCCATTGGAAGAAGCGGATGTCTGTAATTTTGCGACAAGCGAGGAGGTCGCCACTATAATAGAGCGGCACCATGGAGTCGCCAGACACCCGGATAAGGAAGTTTGCCCCTTTGTTCTCGAACTCCGGTATGACATAGCGCTCACAGTCCTCCAGGCGTACACCACCGCCACTGTCGGCAGGAAAACCAGCGACTGCATCGAGCGGTATGAGTGGTATGCCCTCGCTGCTGCCATGGGGAACTTGGCGGGCTATCTCATTAGTGTGATTAGAAGTCGGCGCATTTTTGTTTTCCGTTTCCTGAAGCATTGCTCCCTCACCAGTGAGCAGCCATGAGGAATCAACGTATCTACACTTTGCGTATATAAGTTCAGCATCAAACGTATTACGAGCAATCCATGCACTTATTGTTTGGGCAGATACGCCCAAAAGCTTTGCAAATTGGGCTTTATTGCCTTTTGTATAATGCCTTATCAGCCCCTCTAACATCTTTGTTTTATCCATAATCTGCATATAAATCTACACTTTGTGGATAAAATTATCCCCAAAAGTTTTGTTAGTATCTACATTTTGTTTATCTTTGCAGCGTGTTTAAGATTAAACGCGCGGCCAAAGATAGTGAAAAAGGCCGAGAATTACAAATTTTAGCAATTAAAGAATATGAACGATACAGAAATAAAGGAGTGGCAGACGCAGAGCGTGAAGCACAAGGTGGCAATGGTCTTGATAATGGATGGTGTTAGTTTCAGCTACACTGAAGAGGATGGCATTGTATTTACAGCACCTGAATGTTATGTGGCGAGATTGGTAAGGCGACTGATGAGCTGCTACGGATGCAGCGTAAGACCGAAGTTCAAGGAAATTGTCTGAGGTAAGAAGATTGAAGGATAACACGGAGGCCCTGAGTGCTGCACTGGATAGTCAGCCACCGCACTGGATAGTCGGCAGGGGCGGCCTCGGATGACGGCGGGAAAGACCGCAGGAGTGGCAGGTTTGCCATGCGCTGGATAGCCATGTGGGGTTCGACTCCCCTACACTCCACGAACAAAAGTAATAACGAACTAAAAACAGAGGACAATGAAAAGAGTGATAACAGTAACCCGCTCCCAGCGGGAGTTTTTGGCAAAGGCCTTCGGCGTGACGAAGGAGATGGTGAGCTACGCATTGAACTTTCACCCGGTGAAGGGTCAGAGCGACCTGGCAAAGAAGATACGCTGTCTTGCTGTTCAGCGTGGCGGTTTTGAGTTGGTGACGGCTCCTGCGAGCGAGGTGGTGCATGACGCAGACAACATGATGCGCCAGCACTTCGAGAACGGCTGGATGTGGGAAGGCGACAAGAACACGGGCGTACTGGAGTTGAAGGACGAGAAAGGCGACGTGGTGGAACGCATCGAGCACGCTGGGTTTACAGACATCAAGACCGTGCAGGAGAAGGTGGAAGCCATGTGCTGCGCCACTATGTAAGGAGAGAACCGCAAGAAGGAAAACAAAGATAAAAGGAAATGGAGTACTACAACAAGATATTGTGCGTGACGTTTGCCGAGCTGACGGGCGGCAGAGACCCCGTGATGAAGGCGAACACGCTGAAATGCAACGTGCAACGCTGCAACATAGCGTGTGCACGTCGTGGCGGCGGCGAGGGGACTCAGGCACTGTATGTATGGAGCAGTATTCCGGAGAAGTACAGACGGCGGTTTGTGGCGACATACGGCGACCCAGAAGAAAAGATGCGAGAGGCTATGACGAAGGCGAGCATAAAGATAGATGCGAAGGCGCGTGAGTATTACGAAGCCTACACCTATATGGACAAGGACGGGCAGGAGCGCCACCTGACGGAGAAGATGATAGAGGAATATACCATCAACGCCTCGGTGCTTGGCGAGCTGGAGAAGATGGCGGCAAGACGCCAGGCCATCCGCAGCAGTCTGAACGCTCCGATGTCGGGTGCGTGGGACTTGATACTTGACAGTTCGGAACGTATGCGCGAGAGCTACGGACACACGCTTCCGGGCACATTGGCGCGACTGAAGACGCGACTGAAAGCTTGGAAGGCCGATGGCTACCAGAGCGTGGTGAGCGGCAAGTTGGGCAACTCCTCGGCACTGAAGATAACCGGTGACTTTCTGAAACTGATTGTGGCTCTGAAGCGTAGCAAGGTGCCGGTGTATACCGACGCGCAGCTGTTTGAAAAGGCGAACGAGATAGCTGAGGAAAGAGGCTGGAAGCCGATAAGAAGCCTGAGCGGTATGAAGAAATGGCTGAACAGCCCTGCGGTGGAGCCTTTATGGTATGACGCCGTATATGGCGAGCAGGCTGCCCGTCAGCGTTACGGCAGAAAGCACAAGACGGCACTTCCGACACGCAGGGACACGCTATGGTATGGTGACGGCACGAAGCTGAACCTTTACTATAGGGACGAGCAGGGCAAGGTGCGGACGACCCAGGTGTATGAAGTGATCGACGCAATGAGCGAGGTGCTTCTGGGCTACTGCATCAGCGACACAGAGGACTATGAGGCCCAATACCACGCCTACCGCATGGCAATCCAGAAGAGCGGCCACAAGCCTTATGAGATTGTATATGACAACCAGGGCGGCCACAAGAAGCTGGACTCGGACGGCTTTATCGGGAAGATTTGCCGCGTACACAGACCGACACAGCCCTACAACGGCGAGTCGAAGACGATAGAGAGCGTGTTCGGACGGTTTCAGGCTCAGGTGCTGCACAAGGACTGGCGCTTCACGGGTCAGAACGTGACGGCGAAGAAGGCGTCGAGCCGCCCGAACGTTGAGTTTATCGAAGCCAACAAGGACAGTCTGTACACTCTGGAGGAGCTGAAAGATGCCTATGCTGCAGCCCGTAAGGAATGGAACGAGGGTGTGCACCCTGCCACCGGCGAGCGTAGGATAGACATGTACGAGAAGAGCGTGAACGAGGAGACCCAGGAAGTGACGCTGCACGACATGGTGGACATGTTCTGGGTGTTTACGAAACGCATGGCGACGTTCACGGACCAGGGCCTGCAGGTGACGGTGAAGGGCGAGAAGCGGCAGTATGAGGTGTTCAGTACACCTGGTGTTCCGGATCATGCCTGGCGACGGAAGCACACCTACGAGAGGTTTGTGGTGGCTTATGACCCATACGACTTTGCGAGCATAAGGCTCTACACGAAGGGGGCAGACGGCTCGCTGCGCTTTGAGCGGACGGCAGAGCCATATGTGGTGATACACCGAGCACTGCAAGACCAGCAGGAGACGGAGGATGCGAAGTTTATCAGGCAGGAGCAGGAGGCGAACCTTCAGGACCGCATAGAGCGGACGGTGGCCGGCCGGACGATAGCCGCCGAGCATGGCACGGACGCGGAGCAGCAGGGTCTGCACAGTCCGAAGCTGAAGGGCACGACAGCAGCCGTGCAGCGGCAGATAGACCACCGCATGGAGCGTTACTCGCAGCCTCCTGAGCAGTACCAACTGGGAAGACACACGAAATCGCTGAGCCTTGACGACTGGCTGGACGTGATGGAAGGCGGTGATGATGGCGACACGCCGAGAATACCGCTTCCGATGGAGAAGAAGATTGCATCAAAACTGTAGAATCAATAAAAACAAACGATATGAACGAGAAACAGAAAGAACAGATACGCGAGGCCCTGCGCCTCTATGTGATGAAATATCCGAGCCAAAACAAGGCAGCAGCCAGTCTGGACGGTACGAGTGCGGGCACGGTAAGCTCGGTGCTGAGCGGCAAGTGGGAGAACATCAGCGACGACATGTGGCGCAAGATAGCCTCTCAGGTGGGAACCGCCACCCCTGGTGCCTGGCAGATGGTGGAGACCACGGCAGCAAAGGAGATGGCCTACGCGATGACTGACGCCCAGGAATGGAAGAACGTGACCTGGGTGGTGGGCGAAGCCGGATGCGGCAAGACCACGGCAGCGCGACTTTACGAGCGTGAGCACAGCGGTGCCTACTACGTTCTGTGCTCGGAAGACATGAAGCGCAGCGACTTTATCCGCGACATTGCGAAGAAGATAGGCTTGAGGACTGACGGCATGACGATAAGAGACATGCTTGACGCGATCATCGGCGCGCTGATACAGACGGAGAACCCGGTGCTGCTGTTCGATGAAGCTGACAAGCTGACGGAAAGGGTGTTCCACTATTTCATAGACCTGTATAACAGGCTTGAGGACAAATGCGGCATCGTGTTTTTCTCGACCTCTTATATCAAGCGCAGGATGAAGATGGGACTGCGTTATGACAAAAAAGGCTATAACGAGATACACTCCAGGATAGGACGCAAGTTCTTCGAGCTGGAGCAGACAAGTCCGAACGACGTTTATGCGATCTGCGTGGCTAACGGACTGACCGACCGCAAGAAGATAGCTGAGGTGGTGAAGGACGCTGAGCAGTATGACTTCGACCTGCGGAGGGTGAAGAAAGGTGTACACAGAGTGAAGCAGATGGACGCTTGAACGGTGTTCAAATAACATTCAAACGATATGAAAAGAGCGATAAGCGTGAGCGAGCTGCTTGCGATGAAGAAGCAGACCTACAAGCTGAGCGACGAGTGGCGCGAGGCTTTCGGCGAGCCTGAGCGGAACGGTGTGTGGTTCGTGTGGGGTCGAAGCGGAAGCGGCAAGACGAGTTTCGTGCTGAAGCTGTGCAAGGAGCTATGCCGATTCGGGCGAGTGGCTTATGACAGTCTGGAGGAAGGTTCGAGTCTGACGATGAAGAACGCCTTTATACGAGCCGGGATGCAGGACGTGGCACGCCGAATGGTGCTGCTGGATGCCGAGAGCATGGAAGACCTTGACAAGCGACTGTCTAAAAGGAAAAGCCCCGACACGGTGGTGATAGACTCCTACCAGTATACGGGCATGAGCTTTGAGGACTATCTGGCCTTCAAGTCCCGGCATTCCAACAAGCTGCTCGTCATCATCAGCCAAGCCGAGGGCACACGCCCGAAGGGTCGTACAGCGGTGAGCGTGATGTTTGATGCCTCGCTGAAGATATGGGTGGAGGGATATAGAGCCATATCGAAGGGGCGATATTTCGGGGACAAGGGCTACTACACCATCTGGGCGGAGCGAGCTGAAGAATATTGGACCAATAACGACAAGAAGCAATGAGTAAGGACATGAACGACTACCGGCAGGGTGACACGATATACATCCTGCTGAAGAAGATCCAGGCGGAGAGCGTGATGGACGAATGGCTGGAGGGTAACTGGCAATGTGACCTGACGGTACACCGCAGTCAGAAGAACAAAGGGTGTGTGGTGCTGGAAACGACGGACCTGATGTTTGCGGCACGGATTATCCAGTGGCACACCTATGAGAAAGTAACATATAAACGCGAGAAACAATGAGCAGTAAGCATCGAATGATATGGCTGACGCCACCAGTTTACGGCAGCAAGGAAGAACGGATCGAGAGCCGAGGATATACTTGCGAATACTGTCATGGTCAGGGCGTTTTTTTAGGCGACCGGAGCAGCCCGAACGACAGCGAATGGAAGATTTGCCCCGTATGTGAGGGCAGCGGCAAGATGGATGCCGAAGTGACCATCAAGTGGAAACCCAACAAACGAGAAAATGACAAACAAAGAACCCATAAATATTGACACAATGAAAGTTTTAGACGAGTTGAAAGCGTGGCTGAACGCAGAGCGCAAGGCCCGCAACGAGAAAAAGGCTGCGAAGAAAGCAGCAGCTTTAGTTAGAGAGAGCGAAACGATAGTTCAGGCTCGCGAGTTCAGCGGTGAGGTGTATGTGTGTTTCAACAACGTGCCTATACTACCAGCCGACGGGCTGACCTGGGACGTGCCGACGACACTTGCCGTGGCGAGAGAGGCGTGGCTGAAATGGAAAGAAAAGGAGGCGGAGCATGAACCACGTCGATAACTACGGGAAGTTCTACAAGCTGCTGAAGCTGCTTCCCGGCGCAGACAAGGAGACCTTGGTGCGTCAGTTTACCAACGAGAGAACCGAGCACCTGCGGCAGATGACCCAGACGGAGTATGAGCTTATGTGCAAGGAAATGGAGCGTGTGGCGGGCTACGACGAACGGCGTGCCGCTCTGCTGAAGGCGAAGCGCAAGGCGCGTAGCGGCGTGCTGCACCAGATGCAGCTGTGGGGCGTGAACACGGCAGACTGGAAAGCCGTAGACCGCTTCTGCGAGGACAAACGGATAGCGGGCAAGGCTTTCCGCTTCCTGGACACAGAAGAGCTGAGCATCCTCAACACTAAGTTGCGTGCAATGAATCGTAAGAAAGATAACTAAAAAAACAATTATGACCACAAAAGAAAAAATGGAACAGATGTTCGGCTGGCTTGGCAGAACAGAGAAATGCGAGTTTATTTCGAGTAATATTGAGTATGCGAGTATGCATGCAATAGTAGAGCGTGCAAAACCTTACATCTTTGACTTGCTTGATGAGTGTGATTTTGACATGATAAAAGATTATGTTGAAAGCCGAGAGGAAAAATAAAAAACAATTAAAAACAGTAAGACAATGGAAACAAAAAACGAGACAGTGGACCCTTTGAAGGGTATGACAAAGGAGCAGCGTGCCGAGCTGTTAGCACGGCTGCAGACCGAGGTGAAGAACGACCGCATGGCGAAGCGCGAGAGCTACGAGGCGCTGCGTGGGCAGTTTATGCATGACGTGCTGGGCAGAGTGGAGAACTTGGAGAGTGAGGTTTCGGGCTTCAAAAAATGGCTTGATGACGAGGTGACAGCTTTCACGAAACTCATGCGCGAGTATGGCGCTGTGAAGAACGAGAGCCAGCAGAGCTACACGATCACTGACGGGGACTTCAAGCTTGAGGTGAAGTTTAACAAGGTGAAGGGCTTTGACGAGCGTGCAGACCTTGCAGCCGAGCGCCTTGTGGACTATCTTAAGCGCTACATGGAGGCGAGCGAGAAGGGTGTGGAGGACCCGATGTACCAGATGGCGATGACGCTTCTGGAACGCAACAAGACGGGCGACCTGGACTACAAGAGCATCTCGAAGCTTTATGAGCTGGAGGACCGCTTTGACGAGGAGTATGCAGAAATCATGCGTCTGTTCAAGGAAGCCAATGTGGTGCAGGCCACGGCGACGAACTACTACTTCTCTAAGCGCAATCCGGAGAACGGTGTGTGGAGCCGCATAGAGCCGAGCTTCTGCAGGTTGTGATGATGTGCTGGGCCTTTTTGAGCCTTTCTGAGCCTTTGGAGGGCGCAAGATGAATAAAGCCACCTAAATATGAGCGATTTAGGTGGCTTTTTGCTTGCGGTTTAAGGGAAAAAGTTTATTTTTGCAGACTATGAAAAAAGGAAGGAATAAAGAGCTGATAAAGCTGAGGGACGAGGCTCTGTACCGCCGTTACTATTACTGGACGGAGGTGCAGCGCCTACGTTTTGATGATGCCCTTAAGCTTCTTTCAGAACGTGAGTTCTTTATTTCGGAAGAGCGCATCATGAGCATCATCAGACGCAAATGCAGGGAGGGCGGTATGGTAAACGTGAAGCCGTTGCCGAAGGTGAAGGTTCCTCGTCTGAGCGCGAGCCAGCTGGAGCTATTCCCGACGCTGTGAGAGAAGAGCAGACTCGTCGTGGATGGTGAACGAAAAGATGTACTCATAGACCTTTATGCCACCGGGCATAGAATAGAAACGCGACTTTGTGCGTATCATCGGCGACATATATCCGAATGGGCGGAAACACTGCAATGCGGTGTAGAGGCTGTTTGCCATTTGCAAACGCTCTGCCACCTTTGACTCGGTTCCCGATCCGTAGTGCGTGTCGTCATAGCAATCGACGGCGAGACGTACAGAGAACTGCACCTGCCCCTTCTGGGCTCCCATGCCGACATTAGTCCAATCGGCTTCGAGATTGCCGATGAGGACGCACGGAAAGGTGACCGGGTAGGCATCTTCCTCAATGCCTGCCTCCAACTGACCACAGTCTTCGTCAACGAGTGAGAGACCGGTCATTTTGTTAGTGATGAGTTCGATAATGAGTTTGAACAATTCTTCCATAATGATTTTATTTTTCTGAGTTTAATATCTTGATAATTTCCTGTTTTGTGCGTTCGTGTATCATGTCCTGCAGCTCGCGGCTATCTCCGAGGAACTGTCGCTGTGGGATATGTACGGAGAGTTTCTTCTTTTTTGTGAGAGCGAGGGCACGCCACTTCTGTGCAAGTGGATTTGCAGCAGCCTCGTCGGCACGCTTCTTTTTGCTTTTCTTGGAGGCGTTTCGCTTGATGCCCGCCTCGCGATAGAACATGGCCCATGCAAAGCGTCGCATCTTAGGTGTGACAGAGGGGTGGAGTGTTCCTCCCCAGTTGTGTATGGGAGCATATAGCAGGTCGTTTGCCACCTTGACGCGATAGTCGGACGGCGTGTACTTTATGGACGCGAACAGATGGTTGCGTGAGGAAAGTAGCGGTCCATAGCGCGATGCTGCCGTCTTGCCTCCTGCGAGCTGCCTCCCGGTAGTTTGCCAATGGTGGACCCCACCATTGACAAAGGCACTGATGCGGAAACTGTTCTGAAAGAAGTCCTTTGCCATGCGTCCTGCAATGACGGGGAGGCGCCTTCGCATAAGATGGTCGATTTGTTTGCTATGCGATTTTAGTTGTTTTGAGAAATCCTTTAGTTCCATACCATTGGGAATAAGACGTAAAACATGAGTGCTGCGATGATGCCGCCGAGAACGGTGCAGAGCCAGTCAGTCCAGTCCCAGAGGTTGCCGTATAGGCGGTCTTTTAGCTCAAGGCACGATGCAGCTACGGCTGCGGCATATATGGCAGCATAGAAAGAACCGGCAAGTGTGGCGACGATGAAGCCGCCGATGAAGTGCTTGTATCGGTTGGACGCTGCGAAAAAAGAAAAAATTTTGTTCATAACGTTTGTTTATTATATTATTATTGTTATCTTTGCGGTGACTTAGAAATAAGTTATGTGTGTTTCGGCACGCATCCGGCGCCGGGGTGTTCCTTGAGAGACCCGGCTTTTTTCATATTTCATAGTGAAGCAACTCGTTTCTACCCTTTATGACACAATAGATATGCTTCAAATCCTTATCAAGCAGATTCCCGTCAAAATTCCGATAGAACTTGAAATAGTTGATGGATTTTTTCATTTTTGTCTCATCAAACAGGTTTGGATCATGGAAATACAGACAAAGAGCATCCGCTTTCTCCTCGACGTCGCTTCTGCTGTTGTATCGGCGTAACTGATCATTCTTTTTAACAAATATATTTGAGTACCATCCACGTCCAGTAACCGAGCGTATGTCCATATATTTGTCATCCATAACCATATCGAGAGCCGCTAATTGCTGTCCATTTTTCTTTTTTGTCTCATTACAGAAGATAGCTTTGTGTCCCATTGAGAACAGTTGATTTTGACATTCATTTTCCAGGTCGGAAGAAGTAAGTCCGCCAAAGAACCTTTGTGCGTGTTCGCCCTCATGAGTTATATGACCAATATGTGCGGCTTTGAGTCCACCAGTACGTTTGTCGAAAACAACATCTTTGTATTCTGGGTCGTGAAGCAAGCGTTTGTATTCAACCCTATTAGCTTTTAATTTCTCCTTATCTGGCTTATCTGATTTGCATAACGAGTCTAAACAGTTGTTGATGTACGGGCAGTTGTAGCAGTCTTTAGCCTTGTTGTTGAACAAATGGCTCAGCTTGTCCCTGAAGCCCGGTTTATAGAAACTGCATGAGCTGCATGACTTGGGGAAATACGGATGCGACTGTGCGAACACAGCCCCGTCAGTTCCAGGATTGGAATCGAGTCCGGGCTGCGGGTTGCTTGCCTTGTCGGAAGAAGGCGCAGCAGTGCATGGTTCGTCGGTGGATGTAAGCGAGCACTTGCAGTTCCATCGGTCGCCCGGTCGGTGTTCGTTCCAGAACGGGTCGTTGATAGGTCGGACCGTGTTCCAAAAGAGCTGATGGTCGGCGCCCGGATTGGGCGATGTGGATGGCATCCATTTGAGGTTGGGCAGTACGTCTGCCTCCCGTAGGAACTGTTGCCAGTCGGCAGCCTGATGTGCCCGAATGACCGCCGTGTCGTACTCGGTGCGCAGCCATGCCCCACACTGATGCGAGGCGATGGGCATGACATCGTTTGCCCACTGATTGAACGGCTTTAAATCGCCGTTTGAATCGGTGAGAAGTCTTGCCATATCAGATTGCATACGGTGGACCTTGAAGGCAGAGAAGACCTCGTTGGAATGGCGTAGCGCCTGACGGAAGTCGTCATCCAGGTCGGGCACATCGGCTGCAGCCATGCTCTGGGCTGTAGCCTCATTGAATCTGCGCAGGATGGCACGAAACAGTTCGGGCGAAAGGTCGGTGGGAGACTGCGCCTTGCCCCGACGGTAGATGTCGTGGAGAACCTGCGCGATGAAGTCGTCGGAGAACTCCATGGACGCAGCCACATCGTCAGTCTTCGCCTGGTAGAGATTGTTGACTACCACTCTAAATCCGCCCCGCCCGGTTGCGGGGCTTTTGCGAAAAAAGAGCGCAGCCAATTTTTGAATGACTTTTTTTGTTTGGGCGACGGTTCGGAGTTCTTTTTGTCATCGCTGTTTTCGGGTTCGTCATCATCATCGGCAGGGAGCTGCTGATTGGCAATGGAGGCAAGCGCCTCCTTTTTTTGTTGTTGTTCGGCTTTCAGCTTGTCGTAGTCGGCAGGTTTCTCGATGCCGAACTCCTCGTAGAGATAGTCGTCGGAGACAGGCAGCTGGAAGTTGGATCGTAGCTGAGTGAGTATATTCATCTTTGTTGACGGATCGACATCCTTCTGTTCAGGAAAGCAGAAGACCCCTCCAGCCGTATTGATGCCCATACGTAGAAAAATGTCGCTCATATCGTAGTTGAGAACATCGAGGATGTATCGTCGGTCGGCTTGCGCTACTTTGTCTTCGACCTTTTTGTGTACCGTGCCGAGTGCCTGCGTTCCGTTTTCGGATGATTCGGTGGTGAGCGTGTTTCCGAGTATAAGCTTTGAAATCTCGTTGTTGCAGCGTTCGCAAAACCTCTCGTAGACATCAGCCGACCCCGTCTTGTTGCCCGCTTCGACGAGATTGAGCGTAGTGTCCTTTCCATGTACAAAGACGGCAAGCGACCCGGCGCTGGCTGCATCGTCGATGGCTCGCTGACGCGACTCCTCATCGTCAGTCTCGTATGTGTACTCCTGAATGGGCATACCGAATACTTCGGAGAACTGTGACCAGTCGCCGGTGGTATTGCGCTTGTATATGACCCATGGCGCAGCCTTTGCGAGAAGTCCGAGGTCGTCGGCATCCCCTACGAAAAGTAGGTCAGGATACTCGTCCCATGATGTGCCGGTGATGTCGGTCTGATGTCGCAGTATGAGTCGGCGTACGGGGTCGGCGTGCTTTCTTGGAATGAGGTCGTAATCGACCCATTCGCCCTGGCGATAGAACTGACATAGGGAGAAGCCCCACATCTTTGCATCGATGATGTCGGTGACGAGTCGTGAGAACCATGGTGACTTTATCTGCTCGTTGACAGAGTCGTCAGGCTTTCCGTCTCTCCAGAACTCGATATCGGAACAGAGCACGGCGTTTCGTCGTTTCTCGATGACGCATGAAAGATGGGTGTCCATGAGTATGTCGGTGTAAAGGTCGTATAGTTGGTAACGTCGCGAGAAATCGACATTCTCAGCAGAGCGTACAGCATTGGTGAAGTCGGCAATATCGATGCCGAACCGCTTTGGCTGTGTGAGTACGATTACATTAGGACGTGTCTGTCCTGGTTTCGGAATGTTGCCTCCGACTGTGATTTTTCCCTTTGTTGTATTATTGTTTTTTCTTTTGCTCATAATCTGCTTGTATTAAGAAATGATTACCAGTGGTTTGCTCTTTTAGGATTGCTCTTGATGCGGAACGGCGTATGTGCAGCCCTTACGTCCTCTGGCAGCAGCGGTGCGCCCTCGATTGATATTTCCTCGGCAGCAACCGCCTTCATCCACTCTACAGCACGCTCGTATCGGTCTTTTCGCAGCTGCGAGAGCTTCTGCGGATTGTGTATGCAGAAGATGTGGTAGACGGCAATGTCGATGACCATCATGAGTACGAGCTGCAGACGTTTGTCTTCTGTAGCTGAGAAGATTCGGTCGCAGTCGTATCGCTTGGAAAGATAGCATCGCATTTCGGCAATGGCCCGGTCTTCACAAATCTCGATGACCGACTCGTCGGTGCGAGTCAAGGCGTCGAGTATTTCGCGATGTATAGTGGCATCGTAATCAGAAAGTTGTACGAATTGGCTCATAATAATCAGTTTTTATAATCTACGTTTATTGCGTGTGCGGATGTCGGCCCTTGAGCGTATGACCGGCGGTTCCGCTTTCTTTATGATGTCTTCGATGATGCGGTTGCCTCCTTCTACGGCATCGGGTCCGTCGGCAGGATATCGCAGTGTGAGAGTGAAGAGCGTGAACTGGTCGAGAAGCTCGCGCATATGCGGATTGTCTCGCTCCTGCTCGTTGAGTATGAGATTTCCTGCACGGTTCATCGGTTCGAGGTTAGCTTCGATACGTGTGGCCTTGTCTGTCTTTTTCTGCTCGTCGCCACGAATGTAGAGCTGCACCCCCTGCTCTTTTCTGACTTTAGCGACGAGGGGCTTGAATACCTGCTGGAAGAATGGATCTTGCAGCTTGTTGTTCTCCATGTAACAATAGACGGGTGCGCGTGTGCCAACGTAGTTGAGCAACTGTACATACCAGTCGATGAACTCGGCATTGAGCGCCTGGGCGAGAAAAGTCTTTATGACATAGAGCTTTCCGGCGAGCTTTCCGAGAAGAGAAACCGTCTTGAACGACTTGCCCTTCTTGCCTTTCCCCTCGCCAGGGGCAGGGTCGCCGTATGCTACGAGGAACTTGAACTTGGAGAGTGGCGGCACCTTTCCGAAAGACATGGTTTCGAAGATTTCTCCTTCGGAAACGGGGTTGTTGAAATACTCGCCCTGTGCAGCCTTCTTTGATATTTTGGCGAGAACGCGGTCGATGTGTTCCTCTGTGTTCTTCTCAGGCCATGTGGATTGTCCGTCCTTGTCGCGGATGTTGACGATGTCCCAATGGTCGGCCATTTCTCCTGCCTTGACGACGCAACAATCGCGTGCGATGATGTTTCCGCAGAAGACGACGAGTGTGGGTTCGGAGACAGAGCGTGTGGGATAGAGCGCTTTTTCCCACCAGTCCCACCGCTTGGTTATTATGTCGGGGTTGAGAGTGTCCTGGTCGGTGTCGAAGTCGTCTACGAGCAGGACGTCGGGACGTACGGCATCCTTGCGGGAGCCACGTGGTGACTGTCCTGCTCCGAGCGCACGGAAGGCTACTCCCTGGCGTGTGATGAACTCTGCCTCTGTCCATGCTCCGACGGACTGCTGCTGTCCGTAATATGCTATGATGCGTCCGTTGGCTTCGAGGTTTGCCCGGTAAGGGTCGAGAAGCCGGACGGCATTGTCGAAAGAATTGGACGTGAGAATGACGTTGCGTTTCTGCCCGGTGAGGGTGAGATACATGACACAGAACATGGTGCATGTGGACTTTGCGAGCTCACGGCTCCATGAGAGCACCTCGAACCACTCAGGGTTGGAGGTTATGCGCCTTATAGCCCGGCGCTGGAATGGTGCGAACTCGTACTGTGCGAAGTTTGGGAAAAAGAACTTTATCCATTCGAGGGGCCTCGCTTCGAGCCATGCCCGGTGTTTTTCCATTTCGGCATGGGACATGGAGCGATCGACTGGCGTTGCGCATGCAATGTTCTGCTTGAACTTCTCCCAGTTGAGTAGTGCTACTTTGTCGTTTTGCTTCATATTTATGTATTTATAGTTTGTCCTTTATGTATGAATCAAAAAGGGCTGTGAGCTGTTTGGCCTTTTCGAGGTCGACGGGCCGTAGCCATTCGACGACATCGGTGAGTACCGCGATGCGGTCGGCAATGCCCACCTCCTGCTCCATGTTTCGTATTGCTGATGTGAGCTTTACGATAGTGTCAGCCTGCTTAGCATCAGGATATCGTTGCCCCTCGGGTTTGAGCTGGACCGCGTTGTTGACTTCGGCTACCTGACGATAGAGGCTTTGCACCTGCTCACGCCGTGTGAGCGTGAGTCCGACCTTCTGTTCTTCCCACTTGCCAGCTTTACTCCAGTTGGAGACCGTGACTCGTGATACGCCGACGCGGTCGGCAATCTCCTGCTGAGTGAGGTTTTCGCGCAGATATAGCGTCTGCGCCCATTCCTTTTTTTGCTTATTAGTTAGATCTGCCATATAAATCAGTATTAAAAAACAATGCAAAGTTACCTTGAAAAGGTGCGAATCCGTGGGGGTGAAAAGCATGATGGCAAGTTGTGCTGTTATGATGCGGCTGTAACTTTCCATGATAAAATCGGGGGTATGGAAAAGGGGTTGAAAGGGCTTAACTTTGCATCGGAAACGCAGGTCGTCAATGGGCCTGCCAAAAGAGAACGAGGAAATGAAGAGATTTTTGAACATCAAGAAAAACGGTGCTTGCACTACAGTGTATTTGTATGGTGACATTGGGTATGAGGTGTCTAGCGGACAGATAGCCTCAGAATTGCGTGCTTGTGCTGATGCAGGGGGCCGAATAGAGGTAAGGATCAACTCGAACGGCGGTGACGTGTTCAGCGGCATAGCCATCTACAACACGCTGAAGAACAGCGATGGCGACATTCACTTGTATGTGGACGGTATCGCAGCAAGCATGGCAAGCGTGATAGCCTTATGCGGCAAGCCGGTGGAGATGAGCAAATATGCGAGACTGATGCTTCACAGCGTGAGTGGCGGCTGCTACGGCAACAAGCATGAGATGGCGAAGTGTATCGATGAGATTGAAAGCCTTGAGGACAGCTTGAGCGACATATATGCAGCGCGCATGGGTATAAGCAAGGATGAGGTGAAGAGTCGCTACTTTGACGGCGAGGACCACTGGCTTACGGCTGATGAAGCCTTGTCGACGGGATTGATTGACGGCATCTATGACGCCGACCCTGCCCCAGAAGGCAGCAGCCCAGAGGATATTTACAAAACATTTAACAACCGGCTCTTTGAGCCCAATAAAAACGAGAACAACATGACATTAGAAGAACTTAGAAAGCAGACGCAGTTTGCGGACTGCAAGACAGACGATGAGGTTGTGGAACGTGCCCAGCACTTTGCAAACATTGCGAGTCAGGCTTCGAACCTTGAGACAGAGAACAAGGAGCTGAAGGCTAAGCTTCAGGATTTTGAGAACAAGGCAGAGGAGGCTGCCGAGGCAGAGCGCAAGACACTTCTTGACGCAGCTGAGGCGGACGGCCGTATCAACGCCTCTAACCGCAGCACCTTCGAGAATATCCTGAAGGGTAATCTTGAGGAGGGCAAGCAGGTGCTTGAGGCCTTGGCTTCGAAGCGCAAGGTGATGGAGGACCTTCATGTGGAGGCAGGCAGCGGCGAGGGACCTTGGGAGAAGCGCCAGAAGGAGATTCGTGAGGCTCGTGCCCGCCGTCAGTACCAGTAATGAACAAAGAGAAACAAACCATTAAAAAAAGGATAAAGAATGGCAATAGTAGTAAAAAACACGAATTATAACGGTGAGGTGCTTGAGCGCATCCTGACCGTTGCGACCACAGGCAACGAGTTTGTGGACAAGGGACTGATAATGGTGATTCCTGGCGTAGAGAAGAAGATCAGCGTGCCGCGTCTGAAGGCAGACAAGATGCTTCAAAAGCGCAAGGAAGACCCTCAGAAGAGTGACGCGAAGGGCGACTTCAACTACAGCGAGAAGAGTCTTGACCCTCATGACTTCATGGCATTCACGGTGTTTAACCCCCGCACGTTTGAGCATGTGTGGCGCAAGTGGCAGCCTAAGGGCAATCTTGTATTCTCGCAGTTGCCACCAGAAGGCCAGAACGCCTTGCTTGAGGCTTTGGGCAAGCAGGTGCAGTTTGAGCTTGGCCAGCTGTACGTTGACGGTGAGTATGTGAAGGACGGCACCGACGACCAGCTGATGGACGGCGTGCTGACTCAGGCTGCTAAGGACCAGGACGTAGTGGTGGTGAACCCTGAAGGTCCGACCACAATGATTGACCGCTTGTACGCTGTGCGCAAGGCAATCCCTAAGGCTATGCGCGGCAACCCTAATCTGCGCATCATCATGAGCGTGGATGACTTCGACGAGTACGACAAGGAGCTTACTGAGCGTGAGCACAAGAACTCGAACGAGACAGAGGTGAACTCGAAGCGCTTCAAGGGTATCACGATTGAGACGATTGCGGCTTGGCCTGACGGTGTGATTGTGGCGACGCTGTGTTCTCCGGATGCAGACGGCAACTTCTTTGCGGCTGTGAACCTTCAGGACGATGAAAACGTGATTCAGATTGACAAACTGAGCAACGCTTCTGAGCTTTACTTCTTCAAGTTGCTTATGAAGGCCGACACGAACATTGCGTTCGGTGAGCAGTTTATCGTGATGGACTGGCGCACAAAGAAGAAGTTTACCTATACTCCTGCTGGCTAAAGAAGGAGAATGGCGTGCGACGTGGATGCGTCGCCGCCGAATAAGAACATATTTATCAACAAACAAAAAACAGAAAGAATTATGAGCGAAAAGAAAACGGTGAGTGTTAAGGTTGTGCAGAAATTCCGTGACAAGGAGGACTTGAGTGTGCTGCATGAGGCAGGTGAGGTGCTTGAATTTGAGCAGGAGCGTGCCCAGGACGTTGTGGAACGCGGTTTAGCAGAGTATTCTGACCCCATCGGCTAGGCTATGGCAAGGATGAAATATCTGGTGCTGCACTGCACAGCCACTCCAGAAGGCCGTGAGGTAAGCTCTAAAGAGATACGCCACTGGCACACTGACCCGGTGAAGAAGGGCGGCAGGGGCTGGAAGCAGGTGGGTTACACCGATTTGTTCCATCTGGACGGAACAGTGGAGCGCCTGGTGAAGAACAACGAGGATGCGGAGGTGGACCCCTGGGAGGTGACTAACGGTGCTGCGGGCTATAACTCGGTGAGCCGCCATGTGGTGTATGCCGGCGGTCTGGCAAAGGATGGCAAGACGGCCAAGGACACGCGCACGGCGGCACAGCTGAAGGCTATGACTGACTACGTGAGGAACTTTCATGAAAGGTTCCCACAGATCAAGATTGTGGGTCACCGTGACCTGCCAGGCGTGACTAAAGCCTGCCCGAGTTTTGACGTGAAGGCATGGTTAGAGAGCATCGGCATCAGGCAGTAAGGAGAGTGTGAAAACAGAGTAAATAACGAATAAAGAGAAAACAAGGATGGCGGACACAGTAATCATGCAAATCCTGCAGTGGGCTATACCCTCGGGCGGCATAGGTGCCGCCATCGCTTGGGTTGCGAACCGCAAGGTGAAGGAGGCCGAGACGGCGAAGAGCGTGCATGACACCTACAAGGTGATGTACGAAGACGTATCGACTCTGCTTGTTGAAACGCAGAAGAAATATGAAGAGACGACAAAGATCACTGAGAAACTGGTGGCTGAGAACAACCTCACGCGACGTGCTGTCAACCGTCTGTCGCGTGCCATTGAGGCTATTCAGCTATGTCCTCACAGGGCTGCTTGTCCTGTCAGCAGCGAGCTGCAGCTCGACGAGACAGACGGTGAGGTCGGAAAACAAAGTGTCGGCAAGCGCAGTGCGAAAGGACAGCGCAAGCGCCGCGACGAGCGTGATGAAGGCGTGGTGGACGGCGCCGGTGAAGGCGGACACGGCATTGCTGGAGATAGCGCTTGACTCCGGTCTGTGGCGACTGCCTGAAGGAGCGAGCTATGCTGCGAGCTCGGGCCGTGCGCACGTGAAGGCGAGTGTGAAGCAGAACACGGGCGGTAAGCCTCCTACCCTGGTGATAGAGAGCGGCTGCGACAGTTTGGCGCGTCTGTGTGCGTATTATGAGGCGGAGAACGAGCGCCTGAGCGTGAAGAACGCTCATCTTCAGGACAGTGCTCAAACGGCGGTTGAAGAACGTTCGAAAGAGCGAGGGCTGTGGTGGGTGGACTGGTGTGTATTTATTGCAGGCGGAATAGTCTGCACGGTAATAACAATTTTAACAATGAAGATTTATGAACGATTTTATGTACGGCCTGGCGGTCGTTAAGGTAGGCGAAAAAAAGCTTGGCTACATCGAGGAAAACAGCTTCAAGCTGAACGGTGCGAAGGGCGAGGTGACGAAGATCAACGCTGCTCAGAAGCATGGCGGCCCTGTGCTTGTGATTCCGAAGTCGAACGGCACGATTGCTCCGAGCTTTGACCTTATCCAGATGGACTACGAGAACATGGCAGCTCTGATGGGCGGTGTGGTGAAGAAGACGGCGGAGAAAGCGACGGGCTGGGAAGCTCCATCGGATCTGGTGCAGATAACGAGTCCACTGACGATACAGACGGACTCGTCGCACGAGATAAACATCCGGAAGGCTTTCATCTCGGCATACATTGACGGCGACCTGAACTTGGACAGTGTGTCGAAGGTTAAGGTTGAGGTTGAGGTGATGATTCCGGACGACGGTAGCAAGCCTTACAGCATTGATGATGTGGCTGGATAGATAAACACCGAGAGCGATGAAGGACAGCCATATTGAGAAGGAGGCAGCGGAGGCACTTTTGGACGTGGGTGTCTCCGTTCCTTTTAAGGAGTTGCGTCTGCCGTGGCGCAAGGAGGCGATACGTCTGCGTTTCAGGATGGGCCGTCCGCGTCTTGGCGGTCAGATACGTATAGCTCGTCTGTTTGCCGGCATGAACGTGACTCACGCGGAGCTGGAGGCGATGACAGAGTCAGAGCGTCTGGCTTGGCTTGGGGAGCACGGTCGCACTGTGAGCCGGATTGTTGCTCTGACGATATGCAGGGGGAAGTGGAGCGGGCTGCTACTGTCGGGCGTGGTGGCATGGTTGCTACGCTGGTGGGTGGATGACGTTTGGCTTGAGGCTGCTTTCCGACGTTGGACGCTTCTGCTGGGTACTCGGGGTTTCGAGAGTATTATCGCATTGTCGGCGGCGACGAATCCGCTGAAGCCGACGATAGCGAGCCATTAAAGGAAGGGGAGTTAAGAACTAAGTATGAGGGTTCACATAGCCTCTTTGGTATGCTTTGGCAGGTGGCTCAGGCTACTGGCTGGAGCGTGGACTATATGCTGTGGGGTGTGAACTGGGAGACTCTGGTGCTGATGCTTGCCGATGCTCCGCGGTATGTGAAGGTGAAGGGCAAGAAAGACTCTGGGTCGTCGCGTAAAGTGAAAGGCAAGCGGACCGCTCAGGAGATCCTGGAGTGTTTTCAAACAAGACTGAAGAAATGACATGAAAGCTGTAGAAGTAGAATTATTGATGAAAGGGAACCTTAGCCAGGGCATGTTGGATGCCCAGACTAAGGCTAATTTGCTTGATGAGTCCTTGAAACGAGTCGGCATGACCATTGGCGGTGTGTTCACGGCACAGAAGGCTGTGGAATTTGTGAAAACAATGATCGATGTGCGCCAGGAAGTGGAAAACCTCATCATCTCGTTTGAAACATTGTTAGGCAGCAAGGACAAAGCCACACAGTTCTTCAGCGAATTGAGTGAATATGCCGTGAACACACCGCTTATGCTTAATGATCTTGCAGGAGGAGCGCAGACTATGCTCGCATTCAATATCGAAGCGGAGAAAGTCATACCAACCCTAAAGCAGATTGGTGACATCTCCATGGGCGACCGTGACCGCTTCAACTCGCTTGTACTTGCATTTTCGCAAATGTCGGCTACAGGCAAACTGATGGGACAGGATTTGCTCCAGATGATAAATGCCGGTTTCAATCCACTCGCTACCATATCGGAAAAAACAGGCAAAAGCATAGGGCAACTCAAAGACGAAATGTCCGCAGGTGCTATCAGTTCTGAAATGGTGGCACAGGCATTTGCAGACGCAACCGCAGAGGGTGGCAAATTTCATGGTATGCTGGATAAGCAAAGCAAAGGCTTGAAGGGACAAATCTCAAATTTGGAAGGTGCTATTGACAACATGTTCAATGCCATGGGCGAAAAGAGTGAGGGTATTTTAACTGGTAGCGTTGAAGTGGCTTCAGAACTTGTAAAGAACTATGAAGCGGTAGGAAAAGCCCTTATGTCGCTTGTTGCGGTATATGGCAGTTATAAAACAGCTTTGATTGCAACACTGGCAGTACAGAAGGCTGCTTCTTTTGTTGAAAACATTCGCCTTGTGGCTATGTTCCGTAAAGAATTGGGACTTGCAACAGCTGCACAGCAAGCCTTCAATATAACAGCAAATGCCAATCCTTATGTGTTACTTGCAACTGTTATTTTGTCTGCTGCCGCTGCGCTGGCTATATATTCAAAGAATTGCTCTGCAGCAGCTGACGAGGCTCAACGTGCGGCTGACCGTGAGAAAGAACAGACAGATGCAATCAATGACAAAAAAGAAGCGATTGAAAAATGTATAAGCACCATAACAGATGAAAATCTAGCGGAACTAGACAGACTAGAAGCTCTAGAAAAGCTAAAGAAATTGATGCCGTCAGTATTTGAGAAATACAAGACCGAAAAGGAACTTATCGACAAACTGACGGAGGCACGCCGAGAATATAACGAGGAACTTCGTGAGGAACGTAATCTTAAAGGCGAAGGTAATTTGAAGGCAGACCAACAACGAGTGGCGGATCTGAAGAAATATTTGAAATTGCGCAAGCAGTACTACAAAACCGGTCGCTTGAATATGTCAGATTCTGATTATAATCTCTATCAGAACCTTGACAAGAAATATAATAAAGAAGTGAGGAACGTGCGTGGTACGTTTCAGACATTCAACTCCGCTATAGAATCGTTGATTAAAGCTTCAGAGGGTACGGTGTGGAAAGATGTGCAGCAAGTGCGAACAGATAACCATAACAAGTTTATGGCAAAGTTGAATAGTATGAACGCAGAGACCGCTCAAAAGACTATCAACTTCTACAAAAATTGTATCTCCTCTGCAAACAAGCAAGGAAAGAAACTTGTACAACTTCCAGGAGAGAGTGTTGCAACTAGTGTAGACGAATTGCAAAACCGCATCAAATCGGCCACTGCTCGTATGAAAAGCATACACGAGAATGCCTCTAAAGACTTCATGAAAGATGCAAAAACTGCATGGACTAATGCACAGAATGAAGTAAATAAAGTCATAAAGAATCGCAACAATCGTTCCCTTTATCCTGATGAAGCGTCCTATCTTGCAGCATTACGCAAGGCACGCGATGAAGAAAAGAAGGCAAAGGCAAACTATGAGGCTGCAGGTGGTGACACATCAAAGAAAACAAAAAAGACAAAGAACACTGGTCTTACACCTCAGGAGAAAGCTAATATAAAGGCTGCAGAGCAAGAAGAGAAAGGGCGTCAGGTAGAAGCGGCACAACGTAAACAAGAAGCGTCAGAAAAGCAAACCGCATTTGATTTGAAACAAGCGGAGATTGACGGCTTGCAAGAGGGTTTTGACAAGGAACTTGAAACGATAAATCTCAATTACGATAAACTTATCGAAGCGAACCGTTTGCGCCAGCAAGAATGGGTAGATGAACTTCAGAATATATCAGACCTCTCATTTGAACAGGCTCATCCTAACTGGAAGAAGCAAGGGTTGAAGCGTCCAACTGTTACTATGGATGATTTGAGTGCTGACCAAAAAAACTATCTGAAACAATATACTGAAGCCGCAAACGCATACAAGAAAAATTCCGAAGCAAAGCTCTATCAGAATTTGCTCGCCAAGTACCAAGACTACGAGGAGCAGCGCAAGAGCATCAGCGAGAAGTTTGCTAAGGATCGTGCTCATATAGAGAAGGCTGTGGACGCAGAGGGGCGTCCTATAGGCGAGGATGTGAAGGAGCGTGCGTTGGCAGAGCTGGCGAAGCAGGAGCGTGCTGCGCTGAAGTCTGTGGACGATGCTCAGCTGACGGAGCTTGGCAAGGAGAACAAGGTGCTTGTGGACTTGTTTGCTGACACTTCGGAGAAGAGTGTGGCTGAGGTGCAGAAGATAATAGACCGTATAAAGGTGCTGATGGACTATCTGCGTGGGACGAAGGACGCTGAGGGCACGGCTGTGATAAAGGACGGGAACGGAAGGACGGAGCGGAGGATCACGCAGAAGGATATGGCGGGGCTTGGTTTTTCGCCGGCTGAGTTGAAGGCTCTGGAGAAGAGCCCTGAGAAGCTGAAGGCTCTGACGGAGCAGTATGAGAAGCTGAAGAAGGAGGTGCTCGGTAAGAATCCGTTCAGGGCTCTGGCTGATGCGGTTGGGGAGCTGTTCAAGCACGGCGAGAATGGTGAGAAGAAGGGCCTTGAGGCTAAGCTGAAGCGCCTTGGTGAGTCTGCTGCGGCTTCTGCTGAGATTGTGGGCGACCTGGCCGGGAGGTTGAGCGAGATGTTTGAGGCGGCGGGTAACGATGGCATGGCTGAGGCGATGGATGCTGTGCAGGGTGTGATGACGAGTGTGAGCAACATAGGCCGTGGCTTTGCTGAGGGCGGCGTTGTTGGCGGCATAGCTGCTGCCGCGGGCGAGGCTATCGGCTGGGTGACGAAGGCTTTTCAGGCGAGTGCGCGTCATAAGGCTGCTTTGGAGAAGATCATGGAGGAGGTGACGGCTCAGCAGCGTGAGTATAACCTGCTGCTGATGGAGCAGAACCTGGAGCTGGAGAAGGCTCAGACGATATTCGGCACGGACACTTACGGGAAGGCTGCGAACGCTGTGAGGGTGATGAAGGATGCCTACGCTGGTCTGAAGGCGGAGATTGCGGGCACGGCTGAGCAGCAGAAGAAGTTCGGATACCTTGATACTGGGAATGCCTTCTGGAACAAGATTGTAAACAAGGGCTACTCGGAGTTGAAGGACGCCTACTCGGGACTGGCTGACATTGAGATAAAGACGGGACATAAGAAGACGGGTCTGTTCGGCTGGGGCAAGGGCAAGGATACGTACAGCAGCATACTGGACGTTTATCCGGAGCTGATAGACAGTGCGGGGAATTTTAACCGCGAGCTGGCTGAGAGCATCATGAACAGCCGTGAGTTTGCGAAGAATGACAAGGAGGCCCTGCAGTATATCATAGACCTATATGACCAGGCTGAGGAGGCTTGGGAGTCTGTGAAGGACTACTTTGAGGGTGTGTTCGGCGACCTTGGTCAGACGCTGACGGACGCTCTGGTGGACGCCTTCAAGAACGGTACTGATGCGGGGAAGGCTTTTGCGGACTCGCTGACGGGTATGCTGGAGAAGCTGGCGGAGCAGATGATATACACGGTGACGATAGCCCCACTGCTGGAGAAGGCTCAGGAGGAGATGCTGGACGTGATGAAGCGCGAGGACCTGACGGACGAGGAGAAGTTTGGCAACTATGTGCGGATTCTGGACGACATGACGGACAATGCTCTGAGCCAGCAGGGAACCTTCAACGCGCTGCTGGAGAAGTATCGTCAGATGGCGAAGGAGAAGGGCTTGGACTTGTGGCAGGGGGACAGCACGACGCAGACGGGAAAGAGCGGTGCATACACGACGGCCCCGCAGGAGAGCATAACGAAACTGGAGGGTCTGTACACGGCGATGCTGGTGCACGAGACGAACATAGACACGAACGTGGAGAATGTGGCGGGGAGCATGCAGACGGCTCTGGGGCACCTGAAACGTATAGATACGAACACGGGCGAGTGCAGCGAGACGCTGAAACTGATGCGCAAGGACATGCGTGACATGAAGGACGACCTGACCACGCTGCGTAGGGACGGCATTAAAACAAGGTAA